ACTCAAGGCGCTGTTTGTTGAGAGTGCAAAACAAGAAGCACGATCTACAGCAAAGCGAGCAGGAAAGAAAGCAGTCAAGAAGGCTGTTAAGACTGTCAAGCGAGCACCATCCGCGTATAACAAATACATGAAGAAGGAACTCGCCAAACTAAAGAAGGCTCATCCGCGTATGACTCATCAAGCACGTTTCAAGAAAGCGGCTAAGAGTTGGAAGAGTGCATCGAAAAAGAAGGGGCGAAAGAAATGAGTCGCACAGTGATGTTCGACACTATCCTACGTGGGTGCACTGCAACTTATACAGCAGCGCCAACGAATGGATGGGTCACTGCCAATACTGTTTGGGATCGTGAAGGTAATTCTCACATATACACACAAGACTCAATCGACATTGGCGGTATGACTACGACTCAAGAAGAGACCTTCTTTCCACAGGCAGCTACAATTCAGAACTCACCTTTCTATTCCGCTCCGGGATGTCTTCTAAGAACTCCCGGAGACGTACAAAGTGGACTTGCTCCTTATGGTGCGTTGTTTGAATGGGTATTGATTACTGAGTCACCTTTCAACGTCTCGAAATGGATTGAAGATCAATCATACTCGATTGGTGGACAATCCTTTGACACACAATTTACTTGCCCAGGTATCGATCCACGTCGCACGACAGTTCAGAACGAAACGATTGGGTTTGACAACATCCTTTACGGTCGAGTTCAGATGATTGCCAACAATACTTCTTTGCCACAACAAGCAGGCGTCGTATATGCAACTGAAGAGTTCGGTTCCATGACACCAACCGCATCAGACCGGTTGTACGTTACCAGGATCGTTAAGGTACAAACCTACGGACTTGCAGCAGCCGCCGGTTACACAATACAACTTCCTCACATGCGTGTAATCATTGTTGGTAGTGGCAAGGAAGAAAACGATCTCTCCTACATCATGCGACTTCGACAGTCCTACAAACTTGCGCAGGATTTGAATTGAATGGAACTTGAGTGGTGGAAGTTGCTGAGTCAACAGACTCGTCAAAACCCTATCACTACCGCAGAGATTGTTCAAGCACCAACTCCCAAAGCAATCAATCCAAAGACGGATATTAATTTTGAAGCGGTTGGCACTATTGCCGGCGCTACTATTGGGTTCAGCACTTACGTGTGGACCTACCCCATCGTGTGGATCGATGGCCCTCTTCCAGTTGTTGACGCCCTATGGTTTGGCGGACTTGCATTTAATACAAGCAAGTGGGCAAACACAGGCAGAAGTTACGGGAAGAAACTCGACATGATCGAGGAAGTGTTACTATGACATCAGAAGAAAAACCAATTGAAGAAATGAAATCACCAAGCAAGACCGAACGATTCGCACAGTGGCTTATGACACGTGAAGAACGTCGAGCAGAGAAAGAGTCCAACCTCGAAAGTCTCATCCGACTTAATGTACTTGTGTCCTTTCTCACTCTCGGTTTGGTCGGTGGCTTCGAAACTGTACAGGTTGCTATCTCATTGATCCCTTACTTGGGTTGACATAACATACAACTCTGAACCCAGAGGAAGTTGTATTCACAACGTACAACTTCTCCAGTTGTAAGACGTTGATTGTGTTTGCAAAAGTAAGTCTGATCGCAGGCTTCACACTTGACGCACATCACGCTTCCCTCCCATCATCTTGTAACATGCTCCGCATATCTTCCACTTTGTACCGCGTACACGGTGGACGTTGTACCAAACATATTCTGAATCGTTTGTGCATTTGCCGACCATGCACTGATGTCTTTTGCCAGTCCATCGTCGACTCATTCTTCTTCACCCCAACAGTCAACGCACACCCAGATCCATCGCTCCTTGTTACGGAACATCGGCCATGGAGCATCGATGAGCACTGCTCGGTATGGTCCGTCCCATGCTTTCTCACCATAGAGATCGCATTCATTGCAAAATGCAAACGAATGAATGTCATGCTTGAACTCGAACCACTTGGTCGGAACTAAATCCATCCACGTGTTCATTGTTCCGCCGCCTTCTTGAGTGCTGCAAGTGCTCGACGGTCACGAATGATACGTGCACAGCCATCTTTGCCCATGGTAGACACTGCTGCGTCTACGATCTGTGACATCTTGTAGCCTTCATTCTTCATGTCTTGCAGGATTCTATCCGTCTCATCGCTCACCGTTATGCTGTATTGGTTCCCCATAACACGCCCAAGCAGTTACCAATAATAATGTTATTCCTAATTGGCTCGAAAAAAAGGGGTAGGCAGAATAATATCATATGGCTTCTTGCCAAGGGATGGTGTGGTGGGTAAGACTATCCTATGGCGTGCCACCGGTAGAGAAGATTAAGTGCTGGATGTGGGGTACTTGTGTTGTCCGGGGGAACCGGTCAGTTAATTCATGCACTGAAACAACCCCCGGACACCCAAAAGAGATGATTAAGAATGGCAACAAAGAAGACTGCAACCTTTACCCTAACCGAACGAGTGACGATCACCGCCGCTAACACTGAGACACTTGCAAGTATTGACCTTGGTAGTTACGTCGATGTTGGCGATCGTCAAGCACTTCAAGTTCATTCCGTGGACTTCATCTTCCAAGGCACTACTGCTTCAGAGCGCATTCCAATCTCACTTGGTGGCAATGGTGCAATCATGGTTCAAGTTACCGACCTCAATCGTGGCGGCTTGGTGTTTGCCAACGATCGTGCTCTTTGTGCATCCGGTCACATCGATTACCTGGGCAACGGTGGATTAAACATGGAAACCGATCTTTACCCAGACAACTTTGGCAAGGGCAGCGATGACGGACGTTACGTCGTCAACGATGAACTCTACATTACCGCATTGTCGACCATCCTTGATTCCAACAAGGCCGTCAACGTCACTGTTCGTGTTGAAGCATCCATTGTCACCCTCGGTGCAAAGGACTTCATGGCAATCGCAATCCAATCGACAGCAGCAGACAACTGAGGTGTTTACCTTGGTGAAAGTCGAAGGAACCCTTGATGAACTCAAGGCGCTGTTTGTTGAGAGTGCAAAACAAGAAGCACGATCTACAGCAAAGCGAGCAGGAAAGAAAGCAGTCAAGAAGGCTGTTAAGACTGTCAAGCGAGCACCATCCGCGTATAACAA